ACTAGATTGGTTCAAGAGTGAAAGTGTAAAATGTATTCCCGCCGAATTAGATGATGCAGAAGAAGATACAGATCTTGATGCAGGAAACTACGGCGTAACGCGTGACTGTGGCTCTATCCCAACAATGAATCTAACTGTTGTATCAAGAATACCCGTTGGAGCCAAACAAGTATATGATATTAGCGTAGAAGATACACACTCGTTTCTGGCAAATGGAATCGTGGCACATAATTGTATGGTTTCGCATGGAGCGGCAAGATTTACACGCGGACGCTTATATGATGCATCAGACAAATATCAAGTACACGTGTGTCGCGACTGCGGTATGATCGCCGCATATAACGATAAAATGGGCATTCACTGTTGCCGAACATGTGATAATAGGACAGACTTTGCATATGTAGAAATACCATACGCATGTAAACTACTATTTCAAGAACTACAAACAATGAACATTGCTCCAAGAATCATGACATAAACTATAGTATTATTTGATTGCATGATTGTATAGTATTCTATAGCATTATTTAGAATATATATTATAAAATATTTTTTTATAATATTATAAGTTTAGATACATCACTTATAGATAATTTATATTTATTAGAACATTATACATTTTATTATACATTATTATATATTATTATATATTATATAATATATAATATAAATATAAATAAATGTCAAACTTAGGAGGTGGTTTACAAGGCATCGCACCAATATTAATTGGAGGAGGAGGTGGAACAGATGGAGGCAGTGGAATGGTCGGAAGTAGCGAACGTTCTATTGACAGATTTTCACTCGTACAGGCGTGGAATGGTGCAGCCGCAACTGGCACTATTAATGGATATAGACGAAAAATTGGCGCTTTTAGGGCAGTAAATAATGCAGGCGATTTTCTTTCTCGCCAAAATTATACATCCGGCGGATCAAATCAAGTAAATAATGTCCGCGGCGGTCTTACAGGTTACAAAATTCTTGGAGGAGCCATTCAACCAAATCGTGATGCAACAAATATTCCTTCTGCATCATGCAATCCACGATTCGTATATGACGGCTCAGATTATATTAAATTTAAAAAACTTCAAGCAATGAATAGAAACTTTAATGACTATAGTTTTGGTGGAGATCAGTCGCATGCTTCGCAAACACCATGGAGACGCGTGCACCGATCATAAAATTATTTTTAATACTTAACAGTTTAATCATTTAATTATTTATAGTTTTAATGTATATTTAATAATATTATAAATATTATATATACATACATAATATTACTAATATGACATCCGTCCCCGTTAGAACACTACAATACTATTTTAATGGTCCTACTTCACAAACCGTGCTGATAAAACAAAGAGGCAATAATGGAATACAAAGTTGTCTAGCCCCTGCACCAAATCAACAATATCCTACCGATCAAACCGGAAATATAGCAAATGCACGCGCATCATTTGTAAATGCACAAAAAAATTTCTCCACTGATCCACTTTATCCATCCACCAGCAAAGTAGCCAATAATAATAATTATACTACTAGCATGTTTCACAGCCACTATCAACGTCGCGTTTTAGCAGGTAAACCTATCCCTGTACCTGTTAGTGGCGACCAATATATTAATATGATTAAATATAATGCAATTGGCAAATCAGCATACAAAGTCGGTTTACCCGATAACGCACCATATCAAACAAAAAATAATGATAATACTATTCGCAATATACGGCGACAACGTTGTCGCAGTGGCGGGTGTGTTGCACCAAAAAAGAAAGGAGCAATCGAAAATCCATTCCAATCAGGAGGTTACTCTGCATTATCATCTACAGGTAATCGACAAATATATGCGTAATAATTTTTAGTTATTTTAAATTATTAAATTTTTATAACATATAATTAAAATTTATTGTAATTGTATTTTATATTTTTTTATTTTTAAAATATATAAAACTAGTCAGATGCTTAATAAGTATTTAGTAGAATTTTTAGGAACTTTGTTCTTTTTGTATATTATTATTTCTACTGGAAGTGCTATCGCTATCGGTGCCGCACTTGCTTTAGTAATTTATCTTGGTGGAAAGATTTCTGGCGGTAACTTCAATCCAGCAGTTTCTGTAATGATGGTCATGGCTGGTAAATTGCCCAAACAAGACTTAATCGGTTATATTTTGGCACAAATTCTTGGTGGATTAGCCGCTTTAGAATTATATAAAAGATTTAAAATGTAATATAATAATATTTACAAAATAGAATAACATATATTATATATTAATTTCTTTAGTTAATATATAAATATTATGGTACAGTTTGGACAACAACTAGGACAACAGCAAGGAGTAGGACAACAGCAAGGGCAATCTGTTTTTCAAAAAATGAAAAATGCTTTAGGGTTTGGTCAAGGCCAGGGTGAAGGTCAAGGTCAACAAGGTGGACGCCGCAGAAAAATGCGAAGAACGCGTAGAGGGGGCGTGGGTATGCACGATGTAGGGGGCAATAAAGTACATCAACAAGGCGGGGTTGCAGTAATGAATAGTCAAGGACAGCAATATGGTGTAGGCCATAGTCAAGGCCATAGTGTAGGTCAAGGTGTAGGTCATAGTCAAAGCGACGCCGAAGGTGAAGGACAACAAGGTGGTCGTCGTAGACGTCATCGTAAGACACACCATCGCCGCAAGTCTCATCGTAAAAGTAAATCTCGTCGCTCTCGTAAATACCGCAGGTGAACTCACGTTCTAAATAATAGTTGTTACTGTTTCATTTAATTTAATATTTTTTATAAATTAAATTAAATTAAATTAAATTAAATTAACTTCTTTTTTTATACATATTTGATAACAACTTTAGCACAATATAAACCCAAAATGCACCAAACGAATAAAACATTATTTGTAGGAAAATATCATCAGGCATTTTTATTTTTAAATCACGATTTTTATCCTCTGGCTTAGAGTCTGTGTTTTTCCTCCTATTTTTTCGTTTTTTAGTTGAATTAAATGTATTATTTTCATCGTGAACTGTAAATCCTTGCGTAGTACATGTAACGTTTGTACCAGGATTATAACCGTTTGTAAAATTACACGGCGAAATATCATTTAAATCCTCTAACGCAATATACGCCGTTCCTGTTCCATCTTTATTGTCAATATCAATTGTTTTTAATTCAACTTTCACACACTTTGGCGCTTCCATAGATGTAAAAGCCGAAAAAAAATCAAGTTTTGCAATAGAAATCACATCTTCTAATGCACCTGGTATAAGTCCTCTAAATTCGGTAAATGATGAACCCATACCACTATCCATTAACCCTAAACTACCCGAGGGAATATTATCAAAATATAATGATCTTGTAACATCTCCATCCGACGAAGAACACTTTTGATTTGTTTCTATAATATATTTATTTCCCAATGGTTTTCCCGTTACAGACGCAGGTGAAGTACCTTCTACTAAAAGATTTACATAATTAACTAAACCTGCTACACCATCAGATATATTACTTAAACTACCACCAGGTGTCATACCCAAGTCACTTGGACTTTTTATATTTTTAAAATAACTATAATTATTATCAACTTTACTCATTGTAATTAAATATTACTAATCTACTATTTGTATATATAATTATTTATTGTAATTATATATTTTCTGTTTATTTCTCGTATGTTAAATTCTCGTAAATTAAATTATCGTAAGTTAAATTCTCGTAAGTTAATTTTACATACAAAATATATAATAATCCACAAATAAGTAATATTGGAGGCAAATAAATTCCATATGACTTATTTAACAAACCATATATTATTAATAATGTCTGCGATGATATAACAAGAAATAACCATATAAATGTTAAATGATCTGTCTTCTTTGTATAATATACATTAAACACTAAATGACTAAATCCTAATATCGTGAATACTCCTGAAATTATTGCTATCCATTGATATTTTTTATATTCCATTTCGTATATTATATTTTATTATAATTATATATTTCTTCTTGTTTATTAATTTAAGATATTTAATTACGTAGGCAATGGATTTGGATTGTTTTTTACAAGACTACTTCCATCATTAAATGATTGTGGTGTTGGACGTTGTAAATCACTTGGTTGTACAACATCATTTGCTGACTGAAGATTATTTTGATCATCCTTTGATGTATCAGTAGTTGTAGGAGTTGTAGGAGTTTTACTTTTATTATCAGTGCTCGGTTGTGTACTTTTAGTAGAAGGCGTTGTCTGTGTTGTGGTTCCATCAATACCTTCAATTATTTTCAAACACGGTATTTGTAAATATATAGAATGCAATAGTAAATAACTAAAAAATACTATGAATATTCCTACTAGTATATTTTTCATTTAATGTGTTATATTTTATATTTATAATATTATATTCTAATATAAATATAAATAAATATCAAATAAATGTTAGCCACACAACCTAAAATAAATCTCCCTCTTAATTTTAGCGCTTCCAATTCGTTGATAACTACAAAAGTTCCTCATTATCCTACAAAAGCAGGAACCGCAGTCAGTTTAGTTCCCGGTCTAAATCGTCCTATCGAAAACGGCGTTGACCCTAATATAGAAGAATATGGTAGATCAAATGGTGCAGACTTTAAAGCACGTCCTATAAAGCATTGGCGTCGTCAATTGCGACCATCAACTTTCGGAGGCACCACTACATCTGGTAGCCGCGTTGCTTCTATTTATTTGGCTACTACACCCGGTGGTGAAATTTATCGTGCAAATAGCGCCAATTGTTCGTGCGCTGACTTAAACGGAGGCAATGCTTACACTATTTCGGAACAATTTACGAAACAAGGTGAAAATAGTCTTAATAATGAATCGGTAAAAAATGGGGTACAAATAGAAAATGATGGTTTTGTACAAATTGGCGACCCATTGGATACTCCAGGTACTGATCAAAATTATCAAATTCTTACTGGCATTTATAATACAAAATGTATTTCATGTACACCTGAAGCAAATGTAATTAAACGCGCATCTACGCTTCTTAGTAAAGCATACTATACCACCCATGAAGCATATATGAAGTCGCGCACAAATACTTATAATCAAAAACTTCTTACTGCTCCTATCCAAGGAACAAATGCCGACTATTATGATGCAAATGGTCAACTTAAATGGCCATCAGACTCACCAACGGGATCACAAGTTTATGCTACAACAGATCCATATAATCCCCAAAGTACTCGCACTTGTAATGGACGTAAATCAGGAACTACAATATTTAAACCAAATAATAGACAATACGCTTGTCAAGGCGCTGTTGATAGTAGTACACGTCTAGAGCGCCTTAAACAAAATACCGTAAATACAAATGCTGCATCATTGAAAGCATCATTCGGAGCAGAAGGATCTAGCGCTTGTGCATACCGCGGAATTTCGGATACTCCTTATTTTCTTAAAAGTAAATATCAACCCCCTATATGTTCTCAGAAAAATTTAGGTGCCATTTATCGTCAAAATCGTACTGTTTGTCCTATTTAATTTAAAATAAAATTAATTTTATAAATAATAATATACATTTAATATAGTATTATTTATACAATATTAAATGTATTATAAATCAATAACACGTAAAAAACGCAAAGTTAAAAAAGTAGTAAAAAGTCGCAAATATAGCAAACTACGTAAATATAGTAAAAAGCGTACAGGTACATATAAGTATAGAAATAAAACGCAAAATTTGCGTAAAAAAAGAATCAGCATAACACGAAAGCGTAATGGAAGAAAAATGTATGGTGGAGTGGGAGAATGCGATACTGATCTAGAAAGGGCTAGTGCAGTAGAAAGGGCTAAAGTCGCTATCGCATCTTTTCCAAAAGGATTCAAAACATTTTTTGATATTCTTGAAACGTGTCCTGATATTATTCAAGATGTAGATGTACAAATGGAATACACACAGAAAATAGAATTAAAGGATGGTACACGAAAAACAGGTTATATAGGTTTACTTGGACTACAGTTAATAAATTATTTACATGCTAGGATAACAAAACTTCGTGAACTACGCGACAAAGGAGATGCCGAAGTTATACCAAAAATTAAAAGTTTAAGAACAGCAATTTCTCTTATGGATCAAGTTGCTGCTGCTCCAGGTATTACCGGAAACCAAATGCTAAATATTAAAGAAAGGGTAGATAAAAAATATTATGATTGTTATGTTAAATTATATAACCAGTTAGCAACAGAATTTGAATTAAAAGAAATTAGTGATCCGCTTTCAACTTCAGTGTGTTATTTTTCTCAAAACTGCGATAGTGATGGTGATAGCGATGAATGCGACGATTGTTGTATACCAAATAATCTAGATTTTGCAAAAAGACAAAATACCCCACCTGATGATGAAAAACCTCTTAAAAAAAAAAGATAAAAATTATTATAATAAATATAAATAGTATTTTAACTAGTAAATACTATTTATAAATATATATTTATTTACATACATATAATAAGAAATGTCTCAAAATCCATCAAGAATAAATGCCCCACTTAATTTTAGAACATCTGATACACTTATTACAACCAAAGTTCCACATTATCCTACAAAAGTAGATACAGGAACACAGATTATACCTGGCTGGAATCGTCCCAACGCAAACGGACTAAACTCAAACATAATTAGCAGTGACTATAATGGTCCCGATTTTAAAGCAAGGCCATTAAAACACTGGCGTCGCCAGTTGCGAAGTTATAATGGTTCCGATCCATGTATATTAAGTTTAAATATGTGGTCAAAAACGCAATCAAATTTAGATCCAGGCAATTCTTTTTTATTTGTTTCTGCAAGTAGCGACGGAACAAAAGCAGTTGGAGGAGGAGGAATATCATTCTCAATAATTCCACCCTCTTTCAACCCCAATATTGCAGGTTTATGGTATACTACTGATAGTGGAAAAACATGGAATCAATCGACATATTCATCTAGTGGATTAAAAATAAATACAGGTATTTATAATGTTTCTATGAGCAGTGATGGAACATATGCAGTAGCAGGATGCTACATTGGAATTTCCGGTCTTACTGATTATGAAGGTATATTATATAGTAATAATGGTGGACAAACATGGACACAATCTACTAGTAAAACTAATCACATATATCAACATATTTGCATTAGCGGTGATGGTAAAACAGCAATTGCAGGTAGTAATAGTAAATTAATCGGCGGCACTGATTATGGTATATCTTATAGTAGCAATTATGGAGTATCCTGGAATACAGTACCATTTAGTGGATTATCGGTACAACTAACATTTGAAAATGTTTCTATAAGTTACGATGGCATAAATGCTGTTATAATTCAAACTAAAAATAATTTTTCTAGTCCTACTACTGAATATAAATTATGGCATAGCGTTAACTCCGGAGCAAACTGGATTCTTTCTACAACTTCACCGCCGATTTTAACAACAACTGTTATAAATCATGTTTCTATAAGTAAATATGGATTAAAAGCAATCGCGGCAACATCCGGACAAGGACTATATTATAGCACGGATGGTGGGGTTAGTTTTACACAGTCAAATAATACCAATGGTACCTTTTATTATACGTCTTTAAGCGATACTGGGTTAAAAGCAATTGCATGTGGAAGTAGCGGTATATGGTACAGTAGTAATGGTGGGCAAACTTGGGCAAATGGATCACTATTATCTAGTTATATTGCTGTTATAAGTGGAGATGGCAAAAAAGCAATTGCTGGGATTTCTACATCAAATTCAGGTTTACTATATAGTAATAATAGTGGAGCATATTGGAGTCAAGTATCAACAAATACTGTAGGTAGTTTTTCAACTGCTCAAAATTTTAATAATATGGTTATAAATAATAATGGTACAAGAGCAATTGCCGGTGGTACAGGAAGTGCTAATGTAAGTGCAAATGGTATGTGGTATAGTATTTGTACAGACTATTATAATTATAATAAATTTACTTCTAATAGAACAGTAACTATTTCAGAATTAGAACGACCGGGAGTAACAGTTTATCATTATAATCCGGCATGCGAATGCGGCGACGATGGTGGAAACACGTATATTATAGCAAATAATAAATTTGGTTATGAAACAAAAGGGAACGAGTTTTCGGAACCTCAAAATGACGTAAAAATTCAAAACAATGGATTTAATACCGTACCATATGATGCAACGGAACAAATGATAAATGATCCGGCAAATCCTGCATATGAAGTATTGACCGGAGTTTCTAATACGAATTGTATAAACTGTTCCCCGCAGAATAATATTATTAAACGCTCTATCGCATTTAATAGTCAGGCTTATTTTGCCGATAGTTATGCAAAACAACAATCGCGGTGTCAAACTTATGAACAAAATATTTCAACAAATCGTGTAAATGGTATACAATACTTTAATAATAATGAACCAGTATGGCCTAATAATTCGCCACTAGGATCACAGGTTGTAGAACCTGTTAATTATACACAGCCACGATTATATAACAAACCGTGTTTATCGCAAACAATATATAAACCAAATAATGTTGCATTTGCAAAACAAGGTGCAGTACCTGGATCGACGCGACTTAAAAAATTAGTATCTGATATGGTCACAATAAATGGGAACTCTTTTTATAGTGCGGATGCAGCAGCGGCTGCAAATTTTGGTAAATATCAAGGTACAAACATACCAGGTAATTATTATGTAAAAATAAAAGATGTTGGAGTAAAATGTAATAGCAGAAGTGGTAGAAATACAGTATGTTTTTAGAATACTTTTAAAATAAATAATATGTTAGTATAAAGTATTAATTATTATATATTATATTTATAAAATAAGTAATGAACTCTGAAGTCTCTGTAGTCTCTGTAGTATCGGATAAACAAGCGTCACCGCGTAAATTGGTTCCTTTTGAAAAATCAAAACAAGAAAGAGTAGCGGATGTTAAACCAATAATTGAAAAGTTAAATGAGTTAGGATTGAATATGAGTTTGCCGGCTATAAAAAGATTATACAAAGAAATAGCAGAGTATATGAAAGATGGCAATTCCAGAAAAATTAATATTCCATTTCCAGAAGTAAAAAGGCGCATTAAAGGTTTTTTATCAGGAGATACACGTAAAGAAACATGGGTTAAATTAGAATCTGATGATTAGTTACATATAGAAAGTGCTGATTTTTTATCTACTACTATTTCTTTTCCAAGATTTTTTATTATTTTTTTTTCATAGTTGTTATAATTTTCAATTGGTTCACATATTGATCGCATCATTGTTAGATATTCAAGTTGTTTTCTTTCTGTTTCCATCCAATCGGGATTATCTATTGCCCATTGTTGTAATGCGGTTCTCTCCTTATCTGCAATTTTTACAATCGTATTTTTCATGATATAGTGATTGTCGTCTTTTTCCCATTTATTTTCATCTTTTATATACATTATATCACGCTTTATATCCGTACAATGAATTGGACGTTTGTGAATGTCCAACTCTTTGAGACCTTTTATCATAACATCTGTAATACCACGTGAAATACCGTTAGTCTTTGAAAATAGTAAATCCTCTAATGTTATTTTTAGCGAATCTATAAAATCCGATATGTTTAATGCATCTTTACACTGTTCATTCAGAAATACATTCAAATTAAAGTTGTTACTATTATTATTATTTGTAATATTCGTATTCCCAATTTTAGGAACTATCTCATTTATCGTCTTAACAAGTTCGCCATTCTGTTTTATTAACTCCTTAACTAAATTCTTCAACTCTTTATCCGTCGTTGAATCTATTTTTTTATTAATTTCAGTTTCTAAAATGATACCATCGGTGGTAACATTTTTCCCATAATCTATACATGTTTTGCGATGTACAAAAAGACCTTGTCTGTATTTAAAACTCTTACCACAAATGCATACATTTTGTTTAGCACTTTTTTGCGTTTTTATGTCATTATTTTTATGTTTACGTGTCAATAGGTGTCTTTCGTAGTCACTTTTTTTGCTACATACAAAGTCACAATTTTCGCAGATGAAATTTTCGGCGGTTTTTTGCGTCATCATTGTCATCATATATAATGATGACATAAAAAACTCCTAAACCCTTTTCATATAATTTATAAAAAAGTTGAAAAAAATATGGTAACAAAATATTCAACTTTAAAAAGTGATTTAGAGCATTATGCTCTGAGTGATGAATGCAATGATTTTTTCAACTCTCGGAGGCCTTTTTCCAAAAATGGACATTTATAAATGTCCATTTTCAAAAAATCCCAAATACTTTTGAAAAAAACGATGCAATGCATTCATTCGGCATCCGCCTTCCTAATTTTGCTGGGGTGTGTTACCTTTATGCTTTGGTTGGAAGATTGTATAATAGATGGATGCAACCCATTATGCTGCAAAATGATATAATATGCATGGTACGTAATTGGGTAGGTATTTTTATATACTTATTTTTATATTTTCATAAAATTGAAATATAAAAATGCAACTGTTTAATAAATATATCCCTTTAGTTGCAAAGCAAACGATTGTGAAAATGAGTACCCCATGTCAAATTGATGTTGCGTTTAATCGAGAAGAATATTTTAAGAAATTGGGGGACAGTGTAAAAAAAATTCTGCAAAGACCTACGAAAGATGTAGTGGCGTATGATATATTAGATACTGAGAAGTCAAAAGTAAATAAACTAGTTGCGTTAAAAGAAAAACAACGTCAAATGAAAATTGGTGAAATTTGGCAAGTTGCTATAGGAGACTACAAAGATTGTCAAGATTTAAAAGTTGGGCATATAACAGGATTAGACATTTTATCCGAGAAACGAAAATTTATAGCAGAACTGAAGAATCGAACAAATACCGACAATGCATCGTCAAAAAAAACAAACTTTGATAAATTAGCAAAATTTAAAACTGAACACCCCGATTATACTTGTATTTATGCAAACATTAATGATGATACGGAGGAAAAATCCTCACAAACTACAGTCAAAAAATTTCAACACAATGCCGTTGAATTGGAACATCATATTGGAGATCAATTTCTTAAATATATATTTGGCGATGATACAAACGCAGTAGTCGAATTTCTCAAAACCACAATTGATAAATATTCGTAATATTGTATCACCGGTATTATATTAGGGGTGGTAATGTATTGATTTTTTTATAGCACCTCCAATAGTGATTTTCCCATACATTTTGCTAACTCAACGGGAACAGCATTGCCAATTTGTTTATATTGCGAATTTAAACTTCCTATGAACTCATAACTATCGTCAAATGTTTGAATTCTGGCATACTCTCTTATAGTTAATGGTCGCTCTTCTAATGGATGACATCTTTCTGTTTGTTTTTGGGATGGTGTACATAATAATGTTAATGACGGTTTTTCCATAGATAAACGATAGAGTATTCCTCTTTTTCCTCCACCAGAATTATAACTATTGCCTAAGTATTGCTTTTGTAAAGTCTCTGATAAATTAACCCAGCATCCGCCCTGAGGTATAAGTTTGAATAGTTCCTTTTTTTCTTCACTATATTTTGCACCATTAGACGGAGGTACACCATATAATACATCTTTTAATACCTTTTTAGTACCGCTTTCAATAGGAAATTTGAAAGTTTTGTTTAAAGACTTTAATACCCCTACGATAAATACTCTTTCTCTCTTTTGCGGGACGCTGTATTTTGATGCATCCAAACACTTATAAGATACATTATATAGTTCATTCTTGTTTAATTCGTCTATTATTTTTTTTATAGTATTTCCTTCATCGTGTGTTAATAATCCTTTGACATTTTCTATCATAAAAGTTTTTGGTTTTATAATATTTAATATTTCAATAAATTTTATCATTAAGTCTCCTCGGGGATCGTCTAGCCCTTTTCTCAATCCTGCCTGCGAAAATGATTGACATGGTACTCCGCCGGTTAGCAAATCTATTTTATTAGCGTATTTCGAGTAATCTGTGGCATCCATACTTCCACACACGACATTTGCATTAGCATGATTGTGTTTTAATGTTTTACAACAATCGCTATTGATATCATTCAATAATACAGGCGTAAAACCCGATTTAATTAGTCCAGCGCTTAGTCCTCCTGCACCAGAACATACTTCAATAAATGTATATTTGCGCTCTATTGTATCTGTAGATGTATTGGTTGTAGATACAGATCCGGGTGATGTTTGTTTTGCATTAATAAGTGCAATTAATTGTGATTTATTTTTTGAACTGCAATTTTTAATACCCATGCTACTGCATTTTTCTAATAATTCTGACTTATTCATGGTTGAATGATCCATTTGTTCTTTGATAGGTTCTTTGCAGAGTTCTGTATTATTTAGTTTATTATTGTTATCTGAAATCAATTTTTTGTTTAATTCAATTATGCTTTGAGAAGAAGTTTTAGTATTTTTTTCACAAAAAGATATATTCATGTTATTTATATAATATATTAAATTTTTATTTTATGTTGCAATACGTTATAAATACTAAAAAAAATAATAGTTATAGTGTAACAATTATTTTTTAAATAATAATGAATAAAGATACGATAAATAAAGATACGATAAAAAAAAAGAAAAGTTATAAAGATGATAGAAAATTAAAAATGATAGAGGATAATATAATAAGAAGAACATTTAAATATTTGTATGAAAAATTTGATTTACGATCAATTCAAGAAAGCACAATATATCGTCACACTCATGATACATTTATTTTTTTAATATCTTTTATTGTTTTGTTTAGTACAAACTTATTGCATTTAGTAATTATTTTTATAATTGTCTCTTTTGATGCAATTTCAATAGTCATGCTACACGGGTGTCCGCTTACTGCTTTGGAACGGAAGTATATAAAACGTTCATCGTGTGACGATCGCGATGAATTATTAAACGCGATCGGCATATCTTATAATTGTAATCATGAATATGAAAAACAAGTTGAATTGCTTATAAATGTATGGATGATGGTTGCTGGAAAGTGTATGTGTATTATAGGCTTAAAGATGTTCAATGTTAAATTATTTAATTATAATAATATTTACTCGAATTAATAACAATTAATGAATAAATAGTATTTATTGTATATGTTTAAAAATATATAATTTAAGTTATTTAATATATAGACTAAAATACATATTAAATAATATATTGAATATTAATGGATATTAATAAAACTAAATCATTTTATGATATAATTATGGGCTGGATAACCAATGTATTAAATAAATCATGCAATGATTTTGATAAATTTTATAGTATACTGTTTCAATCGGATCTTTCAGAAAATATAAATGTAATAAATAATATTAAAAAAAATTTATTATCGTGGTTGTTGATTATTATTACTGTTTCAATTATTTCATATAATAATATATTTTGCGGTATTTTTACATTTTTCTTTTTTATGATTATTGCGTATTTATATCATGTAATTACTCATGTACATAAGAATATTTTTTCTATAGTGCACCACTATCATCATGAGAATGACAATTTTTTCTCTCATTTTATTCAGATTGTATTAGAATCTACTATGCCTTACCCAGTTGTTATAATGAGCATGTTATTTGACATCCATATATTTGATCCATGGATAGTTTTATATTTTATGTTATTTTATTGTTCTGTACATAATGTTAATTATTCAATATTCAAAGTAAACAAAGTGCATTCACTACATCATAAAGAAGTTAATGTTAACTTTGGTCCCGATGTATGTGATGTTATTTTTGGAACAAAACACCATAGCGAAGACTGTGTAGAAAACACAAATCATTATATACCAAATATTCTTGTTATAATGGGAATTATAATGATATTAAAATATGCATGTAAAGATGAATGGGTAAAAAATAATTTGTTAATGTTAGTATTAACTATATTATCTTTGGGTATAATACTTTTATTCTTTTCATCTATTATTTTGTGGCATTTAGAATGTAAAAAGTATAATAATAATATAGAAAATAGACTTTATAAAAAAAATAAATCATCTAGTGATAATAATAAATCATCTAGTGATAATAATAAATCATCTAGTGATAATAATAATATAATAGATACTCGAGAAAGAACTATGCGAGATAAAGTTGTAAAGGTGGATGCGGATACGGATGTATCAAAAATGATACAGATTGAATAAAATAATACTTTTACATTCTATGAAATTATAACTCAACTTATGAAAATAAAATTATATAAATTATTAATCTAATTAATATATAATAGTATATTAATTAAAAACGTATGAATAAAAATAGAATAAAAACGAATGGTATAGATGCTAGTTTAGATAAAAGATTAAACGAAACTGAAAATTGCTATAACTTTGAAAAATTAAATTATAAATCAGGACTACTTGATGATAATGTAGATGCTACATATATTATTCATTTAGAAGGTAATGGTAGATATGATAATATTTTAAAACAACTTCAAATATATACACCAACAAGTAATATTTTTATACTATTAAATAAGGGGTATTTAAAGTGTTCAAAAAAGGGCATAACAACTCCGTCTGCGGATTTAACTGATTGTTATTTGCAGGTGTTTAAACATGCCAAAATGAATAATTTAAATAATATATTAATCCTTGAAGATGATTTTATGTTTAATGAAAAAATGAAAGACTCTTTCCATATTAAAAATATTAATGATTTTCTTACAAAAAAAAATGGAGATAATTTTATATATTTATTGGGCGCCATTCCCTGGTTTTTAGTACCATATGATTCTTACAATTATAGGTGTTTGTGTTCATCTGGTACACATTGTATTATATATAGTAAAGCACATCGTGATGATTTTTTATTGAATTATTATCGCAAGATGATTTTTACAGACTGGGATATTAATTATAATGTAAATTTTACTAGTAGATTCATATATTATACACCTTTATGCTATCAATTATGTTGTAATAGTGAGAATTCAAAAGATATGAAATTTTCCAATAAGTATGCTGCATTTGCATCAGAAGCAGTAAAGTATTTTAATTATAATGTAATATATAAATTATTGGGATTAGACAAAAAACCTGAACCTGGATATTCTATAATGTATTTTTATTCAAAGATCATTTTTTATATTGTTGTATTAGGTATGATTTATGTTCCCTTTTTAATAGTATACATACTTAAAAATTTTCATGAGATAAAAAGTTATATAATGGATATATTTTATTATGTTAGAAATAAAACAAAAAAAGTATAGTCTATAACTTGTAATGTATATATGAATGTTAAAATATATACATGCACGCATATACATCTCTAGAATACGATATTTTCATCTATCCATTTTTTTATTCTTTGATTCGTTGGTTCTAAAATTTTATTTAACCCGTCTATGTAAATATCATGTGATTGTTCATTATTCCCCATAATTAACAATGTATTATATATAATGTTGTATACTTCTTGTGTATATATATCTGTTATTCGAATAAATACATCATCTATGTTTTTTATATCTTGATTCTGTTGCTGTTGTTGTTGTTGTTGTTGCTGTTGTTGCTGTTGTTGTTGCTGTTGTTGTTGTTGCATTTGAATACCACCAGACTTTACTTCATTATTTTTCTCTTCATCTGAATCATTATCGCGCAATATTTGTTGTTTAGGTTTTGTATTCTTATTTTTTGTATTAGATGTAAATGTTGCAGGTGAAGAACGAGATGCGTGAGACGCGGGAGAATTAGATAAATGATCTATTTCAAATGTTTCTAATCGTTTATTTGAAAATGAATCAATATTATTTCCTCCTTCTAAAATATTTTTATATAATTGAAGTGTATGCAGTATATGTATTTTATCAGTTTGACTATATGTACGTATTAAATTATTGATCCCGCTTTTTGCTAATTCAATTAATAAATCATATAGTTTTTTACTTTCATGATGTATTTTGTCGTCATTCAGAAAATGATAAAATTTTTTAAATCTATAAAATATATTAAATAAGTAGAATAAATCTTCTTGTGTATCATTATTATACCATCTTATAACAGACTGAGAATAATTTGGTGTCTGAATCTGTAATATATTATTTCTTATTGTTAGTTTTGTTCCTATAGGCGAAAAGGAAAGATATCCTATTTGTAATATTGCTTGCAATGGCTCTAGAATTGTTTCAAATCTTTCTTTCTTTTTTTTTGTTTTAATTGTACTATATAATATGTTTAGTGTTGACTGCATTTTTATTATTAGTTATGTATATTGAATTGTATCTATATTTATAATATAAATATATAAATATAAATATATTTAATATATTAAATGAGTACTACCGATACCACTGATGACACAAATAACATAAATAACACAAATGATACAAATGTAACAAACACTATAAATACTACAATTGAATCTGATGTTAATTACAAAAAAAAAGTTAATGGTATAATATTAATACTTTCGTGTCAAAGATATAAAACTACGAGATTAAAAGAGTTTTCTTTACAAAAAACAAGTTACAATAATTGGGAAGTAATATATGTAATCGGCGACTTATTTATGGAGAAAAATTATATATTAGATGGTAATTTTTTATATGTAAAATGCGAAGATTCGTATTTACATTTATTAAAAAAGTTAGTTCTTTCTATTAAGTATTTAAATGAAATATTTATTATAAATGAAGGAATATTGAGATGTGGTGATGATTTAATTATTAATGAAAACAATCTTATTAAATTTTTAGATGATAGAACTACAAAATATGACTATTATGGGCAGAATCCTAAGGGAAAAAATTATATATGTAGTAAAAATACAGGAAATGATCTTAAAAAAATAAAAAAAGATAACTTTATGATAGATTATTATTCACGTCATCGTGATGACTTTTTAAATCCTCAGCATAATTTGAAAAATGTAAATATTTCATTATATTCAATGCGACCTGACATATATGGCGCGGCTGGTGTAATTTATTATATATCAAATAAAGCATGTAACATATTAATTCAACATATGGAAAAAATAAATTATAATATATTACAGTATGATAGTTTCACCAAAAGTTATCCTTATACGATAGAAGATTGTGCTGTATCTTTCATAATGTATTTTAAGGGTATAAATTTTATACATAGTTTTTTATTTTATAATTCGCCTTTTCAAGATACAATAGCAAAACATACAAACAGATACAAATAGATAGAAATAGATAGAAATAGATAGAAATAGTTATCTATTTACATAATATTATAAATCATGATTTGATTCATAATATTTTATACTGTGAATAAATTTAATTTTCTATATTAATTTTATTGTCATCGTTTGTATCTGATTTTACATTATCTGATTTTACATTATCTAATTTTACATTATCTGATTGTATAATATTTGTTGTACTTGTGGTATTGGTTGTATAAACTGTATTTTTTTTTTTCAAAAATGGATTATGATTTCTTGGTGTTGAAATTGGTGTTCCATCTTCATAGGTATTTGATAAAAAAATATTATTAGCACAAAATAATTTAATACAAGGAATATCATGTTTTTCGCACCAACTAATAGATTTTTGTATATTTGATTTCTTCATTGTGTCAATCTTATCATAATTATTTTTATTTGTAGTCATATTTAATGTTGTAATTATATTTTCTAATTGACGTTGTCCAAGTACTACATTTATTTCTTCTATTTTATTCAAAAAATAATAGTCATGATCTATATTTATTATTGAGTCAATATTATTATTACTGTTTAATTTGTAAAATTCATTTAAAAATACTTCGGATATTTTTAAAGAGTCTTTTAATAAAAAATTTTTACATACAATATATTTTTCTGAATTTGCAAGTCTACTTGTACAAGGTTTTGTTATATATACTTCCGAATATATACATGATAATAAATATAATATGTCAACTGTCAGTTTAGAAAAAATATCAAATATTTTTAAAATGAAGTGACCTTCTCTTTTTTGCATAGTAATTCCATATATAATCTCAGAAATTAATAATTTACTTACTAGTTGTTCTTGTTTATTAAAATCAATCGATACGTCTATACCACCATCTGCAGTAATAATATCCATCGAATTTAAAAAGTGTTCTTTACAATATTTATAATTTTCTATTTTTAAAAGATCTCCTGTACCATCGATCCCGGATATAATATGTACATTCGGATTTTTTTCTAGAAATGTATTACTTTTTTTCCATCCAGGACAACCAGGATCATCATTTATAAGCGTCATTCCATAATATGTATCATTTGGATTTTTTCGTATATGTGCAATTGCTTCTATAAACCCCCCGGGACCCTCTGCGAGATGAAAAGATGATATATTTTTTGTTTGCGTAATATTTGCAAATTCATTTATACTTGTATCAGTATTTGTATCAGTATTTGTATCAGTATTTGTATTTGTATTTGTATTTGTATCGGTAAATAGTTTAAAATTATTATTGTTCATATCTTTTAACTCGCCGAGTTTAAACAGTTTCCATAACTCTATCATTTTATAAAATGATCTTGATAGTGGTTTTAATTTACTGATTGACATTTTATTTCCAGGTATTATTGTGTGTATAAATTCATATGGATTGGTGTACTTTTTTATACTGTCCCAAGATTCGGCTGATACTTCTATTTGTTTTTTAAATTTTGATAAAAAATCAAATAACGAATGGGACACATATGAATCTACTTTATTATCATCCTCTGAATTTTGTGTTGACAATAAAAAACTAATATTTTCGTGTACTTTTAAATTTTGAACTGATGTTAATATATAATAAGACATTTATCTTATGGATATATGCTATACTAAATAATGTTTAGATAGTTTAATATTAAAACATTATTTAACTTGAAATTTTATTTAATACTTTATTTAATATTTACTTTAAATTATATATTATTTTGGAGCCTCGCCAGGTGTTCCTGATGTGGATTTCTTTAATGATAATTTTAATTTTTGACTGGGTAGCGGTGGTGGTGGTGGTGCCAATGCTGACTCTACGATTGATGATGACACTTCTGGTAAATCAGGCAATAATGCTGAATCTATAGTACCCAAACTTGATAATACAATTTTATCTACTTTTGCTTTCGACTCTTTTTTACCGAGTTTTGATTTTTTTAACATAGATTCTGCATCATCACTCTCTAATGCAGGTTGAAGAACATCGGCTTTCTTAACTAATAATGGTGCTTTTTTACTTAACTCTACTACACCTTTATCGCTAACATCTTTTCCTATGGCAACTGCTCCAGACGGTGTGGGTTGTTTTTTACTTTTTCTCGGAGACTTAGAGCCAAATAATTTTGATACAACCGAACTATCTGATCCCGTTGATAAGGATGATAATAATACATCAGTATCACTTTCTAATGTTTTAAGTTCTGCTTCTTTGCTGGGTCTATATTTTAATGAAGATGATTTTTTCCCTTGTTCTCCCATTAATTGCGACGCGACCATTTGTGCAGCGAGTGTTTCTTTCATATTTGCTCTTTCTTGAAATGACTGAATACCTGTAACACTCTGAAATACGTCTTCTACATCTACATTTGATATCTTTTTGAATATAAAGTACCTATTATAAAATGATATCTGTTTTTCTTTTGCACTCATAGATGGCGCAAATCCATATCTTGTTTTCTGTGTTTTATCTTGTTCAATCTCTGCTTCCATTTTTGCGAATAATTCAGAAAACATGCCTGTTCCATTCGGAATTCCTAATTTAATAGCATCTTCCCGTTTTAATAATTCAAAACCATATGCTTCCATCAATTGCGTAAAGTATGCAAAGTTTACCAAATACTCCTTTATTTTTTTATTTATTGAGTCTTGAAATACGTCTATGGCGTATCCAACACAACTTAGATCATTATCGAATGATGTTTGAGAATACTCTTTTGTAACTTCCCATATTTTTACGTCGTCTATATTTAATGTAATAGAACCTCCACGTTCAATTGAACGAAGTGCTTTAAACATTGTCACTCCATCGTAACATGAACCAATAAAATATCCATCTACTTTTGTACACTGACTTATATTCTTAATGAAATTATTTACTTTTTCAATATTTTCAAAGAAGTAATGCAGTGCAAACTGACACGACGATATATTAAAACCTTCTAATGCTTTTCCATATTGTCTATATACTCCTTTTCCTAATAAACTTTCGTCTTTGGGACCTTCGTTAAACAATGCATGAATTATTTGTTTGCCTTTTTCTGTAAACATTGCATCCCCGGATTTGATATTCATGCTGCTATTTCCATTCACAAATAATGCATATGGCATGGAACGAAATTTTTTGCGATAATTCAAGAATCTTGCACATGCACCATCTAACCTATTTTCAATATTATCTTTTGATAAATCAATACCAAATACGAAAGCAAGTTTGGCTTCTATCCATTTAGGAAAATCCCCTGCTTTTCCGACAGCGTAATCAATAAGTGTATTACCTTTTGATGCAGTTTTTGTAATAATCATTTTTTTGACATATAAATTATGAAAATCTCTCATAGCGCGTGTCTTACTATCTCCACTACTACGGTTGTAGTAGATATCATCGTCGGCTAATTCATCGGGAATATTTTCGCCTGTTTTTATCATTTCTTCAGTGATAGGATTGTGAATAGAATACCAATTATTATTTGCAACATGATATGCATTTCCGTAATTTTTCACTCCTCTTTTATATTCCGATGTTTTATCATATCGTACGCGCTCGGGTATCCATCGCCAATGTTTGAGACGAGATGCATCATAACTAAACTCTACAATTGTTTCATCGGTAAATATTTCATCTTGTCGAGTAAACATTTGCAAAACACCATTTTCGTCTTCTCGTAGAGGAATATTACATATATGTGTATCAGGATCATAAGGATTTGTAGGATAAAATGGAATAGGTTTATAGCCTTCGCTAGTATCAGAATTTCCAGGTACAGGTAGTTTATCGTCTATAACTGCGGCGCACGGTTCCAAATAACCATGTTTTCTTTCATCATAACCAACACGCAATATTATTGTTTTGTATTGCTGCAATTGTTCGCTTTTAAGTGTATCAATGCCTGACTCAAAAATATTGCCAATAGTTTCTATACCATTTTGATTCTTTTTCGTAGTAAGTAAGAAGTCTATTGTGTTCTGATTTAATGGTTTCCATTTAAATGACATATCCCATGTAACTTTATGTAATGGTCCCGCTCTACCCGCAACATTACTTGCTACGCCTGTATTTGCCGGTGTATATATTAATCCGTCGATTTCATATTCATAAATTCCGGCATCTTTACCTGCCATAATTGTTCTACTGCACATAAATATATTTTTCTCTGGTGTTGCAATTTCAAATTTCTTAATATTGACTTTTATTGGAAGACTGTCACCTTGAATAATAGGTTGTATTTTCATAAATTGAAGTACTTGTTTCAATAATTCTAACCTAGATTCAGAATTCCCTTTTCTAGCCCCGCGGCGAGTATCTTCTTCTTGTTGATTTTCTTCTCTCCTTTTTCTTGCAGCAGAACTTTCCCTTTTTCTTTCTTCTAAATCGGCTTCTAAAGTACCTTCATCATCTAGTAACTCGTCTCTTACACGCGCTGCTTCTTCTTGTTCTAATAGTTGATTTACAAATGGGTGATGACGAACATCTTTGTTATTCAAGAAATAAATATCAAATGCTGCAAATAAATTTATATATTCACCTCTTTTATTATGTATAATGTGTTCTCCATCAATAAGTGTACTATATAATTTTTCTTCACCAGCATATGCACCTGTAAATTCAAAATCCATATTTGTATTTATTAAATATATACGTCCGTTGGGTGCAATATATAGCATTTTTCTCATACCGTCTGCTTTATCTGTTACAGTATAATCCATTCGTATATTTGGAATAGTACACTCACTATTTAATGGTGCAATATTTGCTACTTGTAGAGTATACGACGATGGACCGAGAAAATGATTTGGATTTAATTCTATAGGTTGATTCATTAATGCTTCCGCACTCTCTCCTGTTGCAGAACTCTTTTCTCCTTTTGATTTTGATCTTGCTTCTTTTTTTTCACTTGGGTGTAGTAAATAGTAATAGTCATTTTTTATATGCATAAGTTCCTCATAAGATACTGGAAAATTTGTTCCTTGAATACCGGCTAGAATATTTTTTATTCCTACTCTAAGCATATCGGCAACAACAACTCCGCTTTGTAGACGAGTCCCTGCGCCAACTTTTGAATTATCCATTTCTATTTCAATTTCGTATTTTGGTTCACAAGCATATACTTGAGAGGCTTGAAACGAATATTCAGGTCTAAGATGACCATCTTTGCGATGTGATTCTTTAACTAGTGACATATCTACAAAGAATGGATAATTATCATGAACAAGTGTAGTGCGATTAAGATGACGAAATATTTTTTTATTGTCTACCCATGTATTTAAAATAGATTGCCCTAACGATGATGTAGGAGGTATTAGTTTTTCTTTTTGATAACTTACTCGAAAATTAAATTCGTCAAAATTTACTGGACGTATGTAATCAGAACCTTCTTGTGCTGCCGTTTTTTGCACAAATCTATACGTTATATCTGTAAGATTGTCAGTCCTGCAATATTTTTGTATATTACTTAACCCATATATTTCTGCGCGAATGTTAGAGAGTTTTGTCTTACCGGTTGATATATCGGTAAATTCAGTTTGTATTTTTAGACAATATTCTTGTGATTTAATAATTTTAAAACCCGATGAAATTAATTTTTTGATAACGTTATCAAAGTCATCTTTTGTTATATTTTTAATACCTCTTGTTCCGAATTTTACTTCCAATTCTGATATTCCGTCAGAACGATTTAATACGTTGTCTAAATATTTTTGCGTGATAGTATTGAACATTTCTTTTTGAGTTGAACGTTGCTGTGATTTAGACATGTTTTGTTTGGTTTATATCTTGTATATATAATTCTACATATTATTTTATATTGTAATCAATTTTATATTACAATATAATAATCAAAAATAATTACCAATTATATTTATCGATTATATTTACTCTTATTTATAAATAAGGTGTTACCATTATGCTACATGTAATTTTTACTATATTTTTTGTAATATGTTAGCATATAATTCTGCTTTTGTTTTTTTCTTATTTGAATCATTAAGTATAGATATGTCTAATTTTTCGCATATTTTAACTAGATCTCCCACAGAGTAAGTAGTAATAGCCTTTAGTGGTTTATCGAGATTATCTAATTTTAAAAACGATGATTTTATTTTTTCTATATAAGGCAGATAGTCTATTAGCGTTTTTTTTTCAGTTATATTCGTATTGATATGTAATCCAACTGAATAATTATTTGTATCATTATTATATTTAATAACGTGAATAGGTTTATCTATATTTGTAAGTATTTCATAGTACGTTTTTTTATGGATATAAAAAATATTTATATTGTAAAATAAACATAATGCGTGCAAAATTTTAGGCTTGATATTACTCATCAAGCCCCCTTCTAGAAAATTCTTTGAAATTTTATTTTCTTTCAGTACATTTTTATTTTCCCCTTTTTTTACTCTTTCAATTGTTTGAATCTTGAACTGTTGCTCCGCTGTAAAGTAGTTTGTTTCATATTCATATGCTTGATATCCTTTATATACAATATAAAAACACCAAAAAAGTGTATCTTTTTGCACTGGTGTAAAATAGTTATATGTGCTTATATTTGTATTTGTATTTGTCATTCCATGTAGTATTATATTTTCATTACTATTGGTGCCTTCTACGTAGTTATCTTCTACTTGATTATCTTCTACTTGATTATCTTGTACATGATTATCTTTTTGTAAGTTTTGAGTTTTTACTATTTTATTTGACATATTATTTTTTTTTATACTAGATTTTATAATAGATGTATCTAATGATGCATACTTACAGTTTTTTATAAAAGTATCCGATAACATTATATTTTTTAGCATTTTTATTTTTTCTTCCATTTCTAGTATTGCAGATGCATACATATTATATTGATCCGCCATATTTGTGAATTGTTTTTTTACTAATGAATTCAATGACGACGCCACTGATTCTTCGCCTGTAGTAGTATTTGTTTTTTTAATATTCTGTTTTTTTGTAGTTGCACACACTGACAATGATGGTGTCTCGGTTAACATTATAATTCGAGGGGTAATGAATGCAGGTTGTTTAATTTATACAGTAGTATATCTTTATTATGATTTTATAATGATTATATGTTAGGATATGGTATGGTGTCGTAACATATAGTTAAGAATATATCCGCATTATTACTATTTAAAAAAAGAACATGTTAACTTTTGTTTTTCTTCTTCTATTTCATTTAACTGATCCTCTTGTTTGTTTACATAACTTAAATATTTGTATATTTTATCTAGTATTGAGGAATCAACATATGTAAGATTTATAAATACTCCATTTTTATTTTCATTTATTAGAACATCATTATCTTTTAGAATTCTTAATACTTCAGTTTGATGAAATGTGTTTGTAGATTCAATCTCTTCTTTTAATGTCTTTAAAGAATCTACAAAATATTTTTTATCAATTAAATGTTTTTGTATATTCTTTGATGTATTATCATAATTTGTTGTATTATCCATATATTTGTATTTTTATTATTAGATTAATATAAAAAAATCTTTCTATATTAATTTATTTTGAAAATATAATTCATAATAATACTAAAATACTAAAATTACTACGCATCTACATTACTTGTAATTTTTTGTTTTTTTGGAGCCTTTGATTCTTTGGTTGCTTTTGGAGCCTTGCCGGCTTTGGGTTCTTTTGGTGCCTTTAGTGTCTTTGAAAATTTTGTAGTTTCTGGAGCACTTGTAGCGGTTGTCGTAGTTGTTGTAGTTGTTGTAGTTGTTGTAGTAAGAGTTCCATCAATAATGATTGCAGGTTTCTTTTTTAATGATTGTCTTTCTTTTTTGGGAATAACTATTTCACCTATAATTTGAATAAATTTGTCGTTCATTTCAAATCTTTTTCCAATAATTTTTACTTTAATTGTTTCTCCTTCCTTTATGGTGTTGAAATAAGAATTAGGAGATTGAACGTGATAATCCCGAGTAATATAAACAACAATTGGAGAATATTCGTCGGCTGATAATGCCCTAATACCAGCCTGTGTTATATTTTTTGCAACACATTCAATTATAGAATTTTCTTGCGGATTACACACAAGACACTCCACTTCAAGATTAAATTGTACATTTTTTTGTACTATTCTGCCACATGTAAAATTAATAATTCTAACCGAATCCGGTTTAATGAATCCATCAGAAATACAACGTCCTTCTATACAACTTACCAACGTTGTATGTAGTAATGCTAGAATATTACTCCTGCTTGATGCATGCATATTAATTAAAATGAATGGTAACAGAATATCATAATTTATTGTAGTTTTCTTATATAGTGTACTTGCATCTTTATCGTTATTGTGATCAATTTCGTCATCATCGTTGTTTGGATTTATATTGCTTATTTTTATTGTAGTAGTAGTTGTACTTGAATCATTCTTCTCTTCTTTATCTTCATCGCTACTATTATCGTTATTATTTGTACTATGCGACGACTCTATATGAATATTATGTACAAGGTTTTCAGATCCGCTATTGCATTCTGATGATCCCAACGATATTATATCATTTGAAATATGCGTTTCCTGTATCCGACAAGGCGTAATTGATACATTAATTATTTTATCTCCGACTTCTTTTACCGTTGATGAAATGGCTGTATTTGTAGTTTTTTTTACACGTGTTACTTTTTTCTTCGGTTGTGGTGCATCTAGAGCACCAGTATGGCTATCAGTATTACCCGCAGAAATATCCACGATGTGTTGATCTTTTGTAATAAATGTTGGCTGATTTGGCATTTATGCGTTTAAATGTAAGGATACCGTTTACTTTATATATTAAATTATCTTTATAATAGTTTCAATTTTATTTTGTAATAAATAATAACAAATAAAAATAATCAGATAAATAGTAACTTATAAAAGTACTTTTACTTTACTTTAATACATAATGCTTTATATATAAATATAAATCATTTAACTACAATGTTAAAATGATTTATATAATAATATTATAATATTATAATGCTATAATGCTATAATGCTATAATGCTATAAAATTTCAATTTTACAGTATATTGTGATTAATAGGTGTAAAATTATTACTTACTAAAAATAACTTAACTTTCTTCTTCTGGCTTTTCGCTTTCTTCTTCTGGCTTTTCGCTTTCTTCTTCTGGCGTTTCGCTTTCTTCGCCAAGTGCTTCGCTTTCTTCGCCAAGTGCTTCGCTTTTTTCGCCAAGTGCTTCTGTATCTTCATCAATATTTTTCAAAGATTTTAATTCACCTGTTGAGCCAGTTAGTAGTCCGCTGGTTTCCTCTGAAATAGCAGATAAAATACCACCTGGTTTGCGAATATTTGATCTTGAGTTTTTAATTGATTCTACGGGTTCTCTTCCAAGTTCAAGTTCTAGTTCTGCGATTACTGATACAAATGTATCATTTAATTCAAATCTTTGACCTATTGTTCTTACCATAATAATATCACCTACTTTTAATTCTGAAAAATATGGGATGTTATAATGGTGGTCTCTTGCTATAAAAATATTTACAGGCGAATAAATGCCTTCATCCACACGTGCAAGAATACCTGCATTTGTAATATTTTTAACAGCACATGAAATGCGCATACCATGTGGAGGATTGCATACTAAAAATTCAAACACAACTGTAAATATTGCAACATTACCAGTAATATTTCCACACGAATATGTTATAATTTTTACCGAGTCGTGTTTAACATAACCTTCAATGCAACATTTTCCTTCAAAATTATCTGCTAATATTTTTTCAAGAATCGATTTGATATTAATACCAACATATTTTATCGGAACAGTAAGTTTTTTTGAAATTATATTTTTAATATATAATGACATTTTGCCAGGTATAGTAGTTCTTCTCGATGGCTCTTTTTTTGATGTTCTAGATGATATAAAAGATTGCATATAATAATTTATATATATTATATGTAAATAAATGTTATATATGAATAATAATGTAATTATTATGTAATTATTATGTAATTATTATGTAATTATTATGTAATTATTATGTAATTATTTTTTATATTTATATAACTAAATACTATTAATTTTAACTTGTAATGGTGTAAGAAACCATCTTTTACCCTCGTTGCCATTGGAGTCAAAAAATCTTAAAAGCATTTCTTGAAAAATACATAATTCAGTTTCTGTTGTTTCCCGATTATTTTTTATAGAAAATGGTTGTTTACTATCTATATGTATTCTATTTATGAATAATTTAATAAGTTTGTCGTCGGTTAATGTAAAGTCTATACTTTTTTTTGCTAAACCTTCTACAAATGTTTTGTACTCATATCCTAGAATACGAATTAATTTTTTAATTGATATACTTTCTGTCAATTTTTTTTCATCTTCTATGATCGCACTTAGTTCATCGCGCAAACTGTATTTTGTGTATTCACTTTTTTTAGTTTCTGTTAGTAGATCAAGAATTTCTTTTATTTTTTCGGGTGTTAATATTGATAATAAATTTTCTATTGTTTTTGCTCTTGATGCTTGGTCGCATCTTGCAGCAATGCTACCTTTTTCTAATTTTTTAGTTTTAAATATGCGCGAGGAATAATCATCCCGTTTCATAGATGTTATAAATCCTATAACAATCCCCAGGTCATTATCTTTATTGATTATATTTTGCATTGTTATATCCGCTTTAAAGTATGTTATATCAGTCGTTCCACCCTGTAACCATATACTTTTTTCGCTATTTTTTATAAATAGTGTTGCTTTATTATTATTAGATATCAATACTATCCCCTCCATCTTATTTCCGCGTACGATGCAGTTTTCATAATAATCTTCCATAAGTTCGTCAAATTCATATTCTACATGATTTCTTTGTCTTTCTTCCATAATTTTTTGACGATTTTTTGAAATAGTATGATTTAAAATAGAAACTGTATCTTCAAGATTTAATTCTTCTAAAATATGTGCAACAATAAATCTTTTTAATAAATCATCGGAAATAAACGATAATTTACTTTGTAATACGTGACCGCAGTTATAATACCAATCATTGTTACCTCGTGTATATGTATTTGATTGTATTGCTTTTTTAAATAAGGTTCTTGATTTTTTAAGTATAGTTGGTTCTTTTCTAACTGCAGAAAGTAACTTACCAATATCTTCTTCTTCTTCTTCTTCTTCAAGTTGCTCCTCTACATCATCTTCTACTAATTCACTTTTTTTTACTGCTTCAGACTCTAAATCTTCTGCCACCATTTGTGCGCTAATACCTATTGCTTTTTTTTTTAAAAGTATAGAAGATAAATGTTTTTTTTTTATTTCTTCTAGTTTAGATGTATCTCTATTTGTTTTTAATAGAATTTTATCACGTTTGAAATCGACAGGTTTTTGTCTATCGCGAAGTGGAATAATTGGGTTATTTAGTTCTAATGGCTGAAAGAAATAGTATGATCCAACATTGATAAGTCGACCATATCTTCCATATTTATCTCTAAGAAATTCATTTTTATCTTCCAGTAACTGTGTAAGTGCAATATCTATAGCCTCGATTGGATATTTTTTATTATAATTTATTGTACTAATTAGGTCACTATTTATATCCTTTAAATCGTCGCTTGTTGCAATGCGTTTATAAAAATATCGTTCTTGAAAAATATCCCGTATTCGTTGTATTATTTTATCTGTATTCATAGTTAGTATTGCATCTGTAAATATATCGGATTTTTTTCCAATCGATTTACGCGACATGTCTGGTTTACAACTAAAGACGCATTCCATATAATCGCATATAGGTGAATTATTCTTATCACCTATTTTATATTCTATAGTGATGTTTGAATTACTCGCGGGATCATAAGAAGAAAGTATCTGCGTCACGATTTCACCATTTAACTTATCATCAAAGTTCTCTTCCGTAAAATTAGTTTGGTCTATATTCAATAAGCAATCAACTGCGCTTTCTTTAAGTACACGACTTACTTCACCTATGTATCTTGCTTTTCTTTCAGATAATCTATACATATATATGTCGGCTGCTTCTTGATCGGGCGTTTTTGATAAAATAGATCCGTGAAGAAATATCTGGACGTTCCTTTTTTCAAATTCCAGATCTTTATGACTACAATTGCGCACTGCTCTTCCTATTGTTTGTTCTATTAAGTTAATATTATACCATGGTTCTAATATATGCGTTTGTCTAATATTTTTAAAATCTAAACCTTCAGTTCCCGATTTTGATATGATAACCACTTTTACAAATCTTCCATCATAATTGCCCTCATTAGTGGTTGCTTTAATATCACTTACAGTATCGGGCGACAAACTTTTATCACCCGAAATGATAATATATTTTGCAGGAAAAAATGTTTCTCCTGCCTTCATTTCACTTCTTTTTAGTGATGTTATTCCATCTATTTGCTGTGTACCGGCTGGCGGTTTATCAAATAACGAATGCGCTTTTGTTCCATAACGCGTAAATCCCATACTTTCTAATGCAAGCGCCATAGGTATTACACCACCGTCAATATAAAAACTATAAATTAATATAATACCTTCAGATTTATATATATTATCGCAAATACTCTTTATTTTTGAACTGTAATTCCCTATTAAATCGGGTGCAAATATTTGAGGAACTGATTCTTTGTATTTGAAACCTGATTTTTGGTCTTCATTGTATTCCATAATTCGTCTTAGTCCAAATTTCCCTACGAGTATTCTGATATCGTAATTTAGGTCGGCTCTTTCATGATTAAAATCATCTGCTGGATATGCTATATTCAATGCTTCTAATGGGCGTTGTAATAGTGTAATACCTATAGAGTCAGTTTTTTCAATATTTCGTATTTCTTCGCTATTTGACTTATTTAATTGTTTGATAATATATGAATATACGCTCTGTTGATAGTCAGAAAGTGTAGATAGATATATTTTATCTTGCATATATTCTAGTTTCCGGTATTCAGGTATAATTTTTTTATTCAACTGTACTGTCGGTATTTTATATTTATTGATTTTTTCCATTTCTCCCGCTTCTCCTGGAAGTGCTTGTTCTTCATCTATACTTTCTCTCTCCTCTATTCCCTCCCCCTGACTCGATTCTTTATAAGAGAATGTGTGGTCTGGTGCATACTCGTCAGGGTATATACGATATGGAAAAGTGTATGGATTTTCTCCACGGATGTAAGATATATATCCTGTTGAAAATCTTCTTAAATTTTCGCGTCCTGTTTCTGTTATGCGTCCAGGATCTTCGTTGGTTTCTAAGAATATGCCATCTTCGGGGTTTTCATTAAAAATATCACGTATGTTAATTGGTGGCCTTCCGTCATTTAATCGCATGATATTAATAAGCCATATAATTTCGCGATAACTATTATACATTGGGGTTCCTGATAAAAGTAGTAAACGCATTAACAGGTAGGGACCAAATTTTACTAGTTTTTGAAGTTGGGTGGCTACGGAACGATTTGACGAATCATCGGTGTTTCTTATATTATGGAACTCGTCAATTACGATCAAAGAATTACCAAATACTTTTTTCAATTCTTGCATGACAACTTTTGTTTTTTCTGATACATCTTCAATATCTTCGCCAACATTTGATGTTTTTTCAATAAGTGTAGCAAATTGATCATACCCTAAAAAGAGATAAGATCGGCGAATTATTTTCTTAACTTCTTTTATTACTTTTTCTTCATCCATACCTTTCATATTCATCGGATTTATTTCCTTGATATATTTGTTACCTGTACAGGAGCGAATATTCCATATTCCATCTATTAATTTTAGTTTTCTTCTATCGAATAGTTGTAGTTTGAAATTATTTTGTACATTTGGGCTTGCTACAATAATTATTTTTTGAGATGTAGACATACCTATTTGAGAAAGATAATCACGCATTTCTTCGCATATTGTTATTGCGGAGCATGTTTTTCCTGTACCTAGACCGTGATATAAAAGAAGACTATTATATGGTGTCTGAAATGAAAGAAAATTGCGAACAAATAACTGATGAGGAGATAACTGAAAATCTGCTCTACACATATTATTAGCATGCTGTTTAATCTTTTCAAGAGAATCGTACACTTTTCCATCATATTGTGTATCTGCAAATTCCTTTTTTGAAGCAATTTTAGTATTGAAATTAGGATCTTCCAAAATGGGATAAAGAAAACTGTATGCTTCATCTTCATCTGCTCCAACTTCGGGTGGTGACGGAGGGAGTGACGGAGGGGCTTCGGATGGTACAACAGGTTTACTTTTTTTTGTTGATATGGGCTTAGGTGGCGGTGGTGGTGGCGATGGTGTTTCATCGGGTGGTGGCGTTTCAACTGGTGGTGGTAAATCAGCAAATGATGATTCTGATTCTGATGCTAATGCTGCGGCTGCTGCGGATGATGACGCTGTAGATAAAGATGATGCCGATGTTAGGGGTATTGATGGTATTGGTGGAGGCGCAATAGATGATGATGATGCCGACGATGAGGATGATGAGGATGATGGTGTAGTAGATTTTTTAATTTTTATTTTTCCTGCTTCTCGTTGAACACTTTTTCTAACCGATGGTTCAGATAAAACACTCATAGCCATAGATGATGGGGCAGAACTTTGTATATCATCTATTTTAACACTTGGTGTAGCACTATCTGGTACCGTTGATAATGAAAAAACTGATGATGCGTTTGACGGTGTTGACCGTTTTGATGATACCTGTGTTACGCTAGGTGTTGCACTAGGTGTTAGTTTGCTACTAGATTTCAGTTTCATATTTATGGGTGTAACCGGTACAAGTGGTGACGGAATACTAACTTTGGATAAATTAGAAGACGACGATGCGATATCGCTAAATTGAAGTTTATCTGGTTTAGCCGATGTAGATAATGTAGATGGTGCAGATGAAACATCTGAGAATGAAGATAAACCTAGATTAAGAGATGGCTTTGAACTAGATGCTAGAGGCGAAGGCGCCGGAGAAACACTGGATAATACAAGTGGTGTTGAAATATTTTTTGGGGATGATGAAGAGTTTGATGTTTTAATAGATGGCGGTAGTAATGACGCTTCGTCAATATTTAATTCTTCATCGGAATCAGGATCGGGTTGTTGTTTTTTTAATTTAAGTGAAAATCTTTTTTTTGTTTGCGGTTCCGATGGGGGTTCAGTTTTTCTATCGGACATGATTAGTTATGTTTCTTATATTCTTATATTCTTATATAATGTTAATATAATCTATATTCTCGTAAAACTTTATTTATTTTTTGTATTATATTGATTTTTTCTAAATTATAAGGACGTATTAATTTAATACATTCATCATAACTAATCCATTTTATATTCCTAACTTCTGATTTTTGATATTCTTGTATTTCTAATGCACTATTTGTCATATATGCTAGATAATACTTATGCTTATAACTCTTTATATTTGACCCAATAAATATCTCTTCGTACGGTATAATATTTTCAATAAGTTTAAAATCAGAACAAGAATAACCAGTTTCTTCTGAAAATTCACGGATACCACAATCAATATCTTTTTCCTGATAATTTCTACGTCCTTTAGGAAAACCCCATTCAGGCTCAACCCACGACGTTGTAGATGATTTAATTAAAGATTCAATACTATATTCCATATCTTTAATTTTTATTCCTTTTTTTAAAGATTCAAATTTATCCTTAGAAGATGCTTCCTCACTTCTATATTGAACACTCGAAAAATCACCCCATAATAATTTCCACATGTTTTCAAAATCCATAGTCAATAATTTTGTTTTCTCATCTATTGTCATCTCGTTAATTAATGTTTGTATATACTGTAAATTATATAACGGATACTTCCCTCTTATAAATTCTACAAATCCAAAACTATCATTTCGTTGTATTAAAAGATACTCTAGCCCCCCCATTGTTAAATTATATCTAAATGAGATTATACCTATACTAGTGATTGGATTTTTACAATCATTTAACAAATGACCTATTTTTCCACAGTTATTGCAAAAATTATTATATGGTATTTTTAAAGATTTTTGATTCATAATTGTTTATTTTATTATATGTATTCTTTACAATCTTTTTATATTGTTTCAAATTAGTAATGGTATTAGATTCGAACGTCTGGGGATCACATTATTGGTTTGTTCTTTTAACAATTGCTATTTGTTATCCTATACATCCAAATGATGTCACAAAAAAGAAGTACTATGAATTAATTCATAACTTTCCTTTATTTATGCCTGATTCACGAATAGGCAAGAATTTTAGCGGGTTATTAGATAAATACCCAATAACTCCTTATTTAGACAGTCGAGATTCTTTTATAAAATGGATTCATTTTATACATAACCGTGTCAATGTTATGCAAGGTAAAGAAGAAATCTCACTTTCACGTGCGTTAAAAGAATACTATTATCACTACAAACCAAAAGCAATAAAAATTCAAGAAGAGAAAAAATATCGACGTAAATTAATATTTTTTGTGTTATTGGTCTTATCTATATGTGTTGTTTATTATTTATATAAAAAATAAAAGACAAAATAATAGTAATAGTATTACAATTTTATTACAATTTTATTACAATTTTATTACAATTTTATTACAATTTATATGTAATAAATTTGGCAAATAAATTAAAATGTATTAATATTATAATAGTATCTATAATAATAAATGACAGTAACAAAATACTATAAAAATCAAAGTACAAAACACAAATACAAATACAATCATAAACACAAACATAAACATAATCATAATCATAAAAATAAACCCAAAAGGAAGTTTACTTTTAAAATAAGAAGAAGTAAAAAAATAAATACTAATCATAAAGTAATAGGCGAATGTAAGGGAGGTTCACCTTTTATAAAAGGTGGTTATGGATGTATTTTTAGACCAGCCCTTAAGTGCGTCGGTATGAAATCAACGCCAGATTATGTTAGTAAATTGATAGAGACAAAGTATGCAAAAAGAGAATATGACTATGTTATGCAGATAAAGAAAAAGTTATCAAGTTTGGGTTCTGATGTAAGGAAATATTTATTACTAGATAATGTGACAATGTGTGATCCTGCACCTTTAAGTAAAGATGATATGAAAGATATGGAAAATGTATGTGGAGATATTTTGTCGGATTTAAATGACAAATCTACAAATGCTAAACTGGATTCAAGTAACATAAATAATAATTTAGATAAATTTAAGATTATAAATATGCCCGAGTTGGGGGCGTCAATTCATGATTTTATAAAACAGAACAAGTTGACACCAGAAAGTCTCATAAAAATAAACAATATTATGGTTGAGTATATATTAAAAATTATACCTAATATTAATAAATATGGGGTTGTACACGGAGACATAAAAAGTTCGAATATTTTGTTTAGTAAAACGGATAAAAATCTTCCAATTTTAATTGATTGGGGTCTTTCATATACATCAAATAAAGATGGAAAAGTACCCGACGATTTATTTACATTACACGTTCAGTGGCAACATCCTTTTTCTACATTTTTATTTTCAAAAGATATTATTGATCAATACGAAATATTTTTAAAAAATATGAAGAAAGATAATATTCCATTTACGCGTAATTCTTTGCGCGTATTCGCGGTATCACATTATTTAAATTATAAAAAAGTAAATGAAAAACAACATAAGATTTTAAGAGATATATTTATAAAAACACACGAGGGTGATTTTTTGAAACATTTGAAAGGAGAACAATTATTTGTAGATGATGCAATAACAGAACAAATGTATATGTATTATGTAATAAATTATATTATTGATGTTTTAGTATCTTATACCGATAGTACTAAAACCAAACTCGATTTAGATAAATATTTTAGTAATGTGTATATACATAATGTTGATATATGGGGTATACTGTCAATATATTATGAATTTATAATAAACTCTCCCACCAACTATAGTTTGTCTAGTAATGAATATAAACTATTTATTAATAAAATTATGCATATATTGATAGAACATATATTTGTAAATGGTAGTCAAAAAATTAATACTGAAAAATTAGTAAATAGTATAAGGAATGTAAATAAATATTTGGAAGAAATAAATAAAGGTATAACTGTTCGACATCGAGATAAATCCGATCAGATGAGTGATTTAGAATTTAATAATAAAATGAAAAATAATATATCTTTTTATAAAAAAATAGAAGACAGTATAGGAGTAAGAAAAAGACAAATAGGTATGGCTGTACCTGATATTAAAATCGGAGGGACTCGTAAAAATAAAAGTCATAAAATAAATGTAATAAAACTTTCGTGTAGGGCTATGTCTACTCGAAAGAGAAAGTCGGGGTATAAAAAATAAATATAAAATTTATTATATATTCACTATATGGTGATTATTATATATTGATTATTTTATAGTCAATAATATATAGTCAATAATATATAATCAATAATATATAATGAAAATAGAAGCAATAATATTTATAATTACTGCTGTATTAATAGCAAATACATATTATGATGGAAAATTAATAAAGATATTGAATACTATGAAAAGTAGTAAATATTTGAAAATGGCTACTTTTGGGTTTGCTGGATTGTCACTTTATTTATTTTTAAAAAAGAATCCTGAAAACTCAAGAGAATTTTTGGGTAGAGCAAACGATATGATAAAGACTTTACCAATGACGCGCGGTTCAATGGATTTAATTAGTCCATTTTTAAATTTAACAACTACAAAATCATTTACAGATACAAATCAAGATATATATACGAATGAAAATGCAATGGACGGCGGTGGTGGAGGATCTAATGCATCACAAGTTCAGCGTATGATGCAGTCCGGTAGAGGAACAACTAAGCGAAGTGTTAGTGAAACCAAGAAAAAATTTGTTGCAGCAAGTCAAAATTGGTTGTGTGGTAGTTGTAAAAGACAACTACCTGCATGGTTTGAAGTAGATCATGTTATTGCTTTACATAATGGAGGAACAAATGAAGTTGGTAACTTGGTAGCCTTATGTAGAGATTGTCATGGTAAAAAAACAGCAATGGATCGTTTAGATAGTCAATAAAACTATAATAACCAAGTAATAAAAGAATATAATAAAAGTAATGTATTATAAAATAAATAAAAAATGAATGGAATGAAAATGTTTTTATATATTAAATTATAATAAGATAATATATAAAACTGCGATGGCATTAACATCATCGGAATTCATATCATCAATAACAAAATTTATAATTTTCATGTTAATGTTAATATCATTTATTCTGTTATTCACAACCGGCGGACTAGTATCTAGTTATTCTATAGGTCTATTTCTACTTTTATCTATACTTACAATCTGTAGTTTAAAAAATATAGGAAATTTAGGTATTTTAAGTGATATCAATATGTTAACATTTGTATGGTGTTTTCCTGTAGTGTTAGTGTTGGTTCTTTCAAGACAATATTTGCCAGATAATATTAAGAATGTTACTGATCCTTTATCTGTTATGCTGACAGTCTTGCTACTCATAAATTTTTCCGCTTCTAGTATTGTAAATGGATTAAGTTTTATTTTTATGAAAATTGTGGAACTTGGGAATGCGTTATTGCCTATTTTTATAGGATTGATTATGATCACGCTTATTATAAGTATAGTATTTTTCTGGGATAAAATAAGTACAAATGTAAAAATATGGAGTTTTGTTATTGTAATTTTATTGATGATTATACTTTTTAATGGCGAAAACATTATTGCATATATTGCCACAAATAAAACGTCACTTGCGATAAATGCTATTATTGTAGCAGGTTTTGCAATAGTAAATTATGTATTGTACAAATATACTAATAATGGACTATTCGCAAATGTTTTTCAGGTACTTTCTGGAATTTTTGTAATACGATGGTTGTATTTGTATGCAGTTCAGTTTTTTGGCAAATCGGGCGTAAAGACTTTTACAGATATGCATATACCGGAAGGAAGCATTAGCAAAGATTCGGTAAACACGTTTTTATCATATTTAACAGATATAAATTTTTACTGTGGAGCAATAAAATCAGTATTTACAACAAGTATTAAATATTTCTTGTTGGCAATATTTTTATTTTATTTATGGTTTGTTATTTACATTTATTACAAAAATAGTTTTGAATTTTTGACTACATATAAAACATTATCATTATTAGGATTTTTAGCATTAGGGGTGGTATTGTTATTATTAGTTATTTATACATTATCAGGTGGTTCTCAGGGTCTAACAGAAACAAGTCAAGTGGCTAGTATTTTGAGTAGAATTGTATCATCATTTGTTGTATTTGCTATTATACTCGGAGTTATTATTTATGCTTTATCAAAAATTATAAGTATTCCGTCAACCACTGCACAAATAATTAGTATAATTAACTTTCTTTTGTTGATGGGTTTAATTGCATTAATATTGAGTATATTTAATTTTAACACTTCATTACCGAATGTAGTAATAACTGGCAGTGGTGGATTGAAATTCATATTTGATTTTATTGTTAAACTAATTTTATATATTCCTTGTTTGATCATAGACTGTTCAAATGTAATAAGAGAACAAATTAATCTTGCTAAGAAAGAATATACTGTATTAATTATATTTATAATTGAACTACTATTGATAGGTTCAAAATTTCTTGTACCCAAGTTATTTAACAATATTATAAATAATGATGGTATTCCGATAACAAACAAAGTATATCCTTTAGAAATGAAGAATCAAGTTATGATTCCGCCGATACTACAAAATATGCCAAAGAAATCAAACTATGGAGTATCATCGTGGATATATTTGCACCCTGTACCAGATAATACAAATGAAGCATATATACAAAATACATCACTTATAAATGTAGGTTTAGTTCCAGATATTCAATTTAATGCTCAGAAAGGCACTCTAATATTTACCGTTGATGTTACAGATCTTAATGGTGGGAAGAGAACAATAGTCGTACCATCTAAAGAAAGTGGTAAAGAAATAAAATTATTATACTCAAGATGGAATCACGTTTTTGTTAACTTCATGGATGGTGGTATTGATATATTTATAAATGGAGAGTTGGTTGTATCTGCGCCCGATGTAATTCCGTATCAAAATCCTGGTGGAATAATTATAGGATCATCACCCGGAATATATGGCGAGATGTGTAGTTTAGTGTATTATAAGAATCCAGTATTGGCTCAAAATATAAAATTGATATATGAAGCAATGAAAGGGTTTAATCCACCTGTAGCACAGTAAATTTATAAAGTTTATATTTATATTTATATTTATTTTATTAATGATTTAATGTTTACAATGTAACTTATGAAAAATATTAAATAATAATTATATTAATTTAGTTTAATTATAATTGTATGTACTTTAGAAAATTTCTAGATGTATATTATAAATGAATTTAAGTTTAATAATAGGTGGTGTCATTGTTGTTATAATTTTATATATAATTTGGGGATATTTTTTCACTACTACACAAGTGCTGATGTCTTTTCAAAAAGCAGATACACAGACTATTGTAACAGGCAATACTATAGCCAAAAGTGGAAGAAATGTTTATTCATTTTCTGTGTGGACATATATTGACGACTGGGGTCAAAATTATGGACAAGTTAAGAACATTTTAGAAGTATCTGGTAGTGTTAGTGGACAATCAAATAGTGGCGAATTAAAGGTATTTCAACTTGCTTTTGATAAAACAAGAAATGATTTATTGATCTACGTTTCAGGTGTAAACAATCCTGTTGGTGATGTTCCTACTTGTAGTATTACCAATTTTCCATTACAGTCATGGGTTAATATTGGCGTTAGTGTATATGGACGCGCAGTAGATGTTTATATCGATGGTAAATTAGTAAAAACATGCTCATTAGATGTTGTAGCGGCTCTTATTAACAAAAGTGATACAATTTTTATTGGAGGATCACCTTCAGGAGCATCACCTGGCTTTTCGGGTTTTATAGCAAGTGTAGTATATACTCCTTATCAAATTAGTCCTCAAGATGCATGGGATAATTATTCAAGAGGATATAACAATTCTACTTTTGGATTAGGCAACTTATTCCAGAGATATAAGATGAAAGTTGCATTCTTAAAGGATAATTCAGTTATAAGTAGTGTTACTATATAAAGGAATAACATAGTTATAGAGAGTTGTAATAAATAATAAAAAATTTGTAATGTAAATAATAAAATATTTTATATTTTATTAATTTTATGAATTTATGGCAATAACAATAATAATAACAATAATATATTAAGCATCATATAAATTTTTTATATCTAATATATAAATATTAATGGCAGACTCCGCATCACCCCCAACACCAAATATAAATCCTGTAGCCGCTGCACCCGCATTGGGCGCCACACCTGCTAATAATGCTGCATCATTCAATGACTTTTCTTCAAAAAAACTTGTAGAAGGATCTACAGAATTTCTTGAATCAAATAGTTGGATTGCAAAAATTGCATTTTTATTAATGGTAATTATTGGCTTTGTTATCCTATTTAGACTAATGGTAGCACTTGTTACTTGGATATTTACTCCAAGTGGAAAAGTTGTACTTGTAAATGGTCTACAAAATGGTTCCCATTCTACAATTATTTCACAGGATCCAAATCTTCAAAACTCGGCAATCATTATTCGTTCAAACAATGAAAAAGATGGTATTGAATTTACATGGTCTGTATGGTTATACTTGAATGGTTTTGAAGGGGATAGTACTAGTACAAAGTATCATCATGTATTTAACAAGGGTAATACCGCGGATAGTGGAAATGGTATAATAAAACCAAATAATGCTCCAGGATTATATTTGAATCCAATGTATAATGGGTTTCGTGTTATTATGAATTTATTTAGTGATCCCAACGAAGATACGATTGATGTTACTGATCTTCCTATGACAAAATGGATGAATATAATGATACGTGTTCAGCATAAGAATTGTGATATTTACGTAAATGGTCGTTTGGTAAAACGACGCGTTATGGCTGATGTTGTCAAGCAAAATTATGATAATGTAAATGTTTGTTTGCATGGAGGTTTTAGTGGTTATTTGTCAAACTTAACATACTATAATAATGCCGTTGGTATTGCAGAGATACAAAATATTATTTCTGCTGGCCCCAATCTAACACCTACTTCTAAGAGTAT